CGATGCCGCCCTTCTGACGACGTTTTCTTTCCTTGGTTTCCTGTTCCGCCATCCAAGCGAAAATCGTCAGCACCAATTTAGCAATCATTTCACCAGTAGGATCATCTTCACTGCGACCGCGAGTGTCCAATAGAGGCATGTTCATGACCACAACATCACAACCTACCTCTTCGGTAAAATATCTCCACTCCTGCTCAATCTCTTTTGCATTCCGGCCAAGACGATCCAGAGCATCCAGATATACAACGTCTCCCCTACGGGTTACTGCTTTGGCTCTCTGATAGGATTCACGCTTGTCCAGGCTGCCACCATTACCAGTGACTTTATCAATGAAGATATACCGTTCTTCAATGCCTTCTGCCAGGAACGCATCGATCTGGCGCTGCGGATTCTGTTCATCCGTGGATACACGGCCAATACCAATTTTCACAGCTTCCATTATTGTTCACCACGCTTCACAAATTTTACCTCGATATCATATCCAAGAGCCTCTGCCAATTTCACCAGCATGGGATTCACCAGTCCGGTTTTCCCAAGCAGGCGGCTCGTATACTGCTTACTTGTGTCACATCTCTCCGATAATTCTGTCAGAGTAGTGTTTTCGTCGATGCAGAGCTTCTTTATTTCCTTTTGTATGTCAGTTTTAATCATAGTATATTCCCCCTGTTTTGTCTTTCTGTTACAAAGGTATCATTTAAAGTTAATCTTGTCAACTCTTTTGTATTACTTTTTGTCCTATGTCGATTAAAAGAGCCTTTTTGCCGAATTCCTCACCGACGGACCTGACCGGGGCGACCTCGGTTTCCCCCATCCCCCTGGGGGCATGCCCCCAGGAAAGCAAGGAAAAGCCGGGGATACGCCCAGGGATCACGAAACAAATGCAAGGGGGCTGCCTTTCGCCCCCCTTTCCCCTGTTTTAATATCAATAGGGTTATCGAAATATGATAGTACTATCAGATTAGGTTATTTAACTTATATGATAGTACTATCTTTTTCTATCACAAGGGTATACCCTTGTGATACTGTATTACATTGTCACACCATATATATTACATAGTAAAATTAATTTGAAAAAAGATTATCCTTTTCTGTTGACAAGTAGCACAAATAGTATTACAATAAGGGTACAAGTTAAGAAACAAACCAACTTATAAACGAAAAGGGGAAACAAAAATGTTAAACATCTTTATAAACACATGGGGCAACTACAACGAAAACGGCGCGGACGGGGGCGAATGGATCACACTTCCAATGGATGCCGGGGACCTGGCCGACACGCTGGACCGTATCGCGGAAAACATGGGGGACTTTGATCCGGAATTTTTCGTAAATGATTACGAATACACGACGGAATTTGAATACCGCAAAATCGGAGAAATGGAAAACATAGAGGATCTAAACGACGAAATGCAGCGCCTTGCAGATCTTGACCAATGGGAACAAGAAACGTTTTGCGCGGCGGTTGAGTATTGGGGCGCCGAATACGTGGATCTGGACAGCCTGGACGATTACATCCTTCATAAAGATATCACGAACGAATATGACCTAGGCTATTACTTCATTCATGAGGCCGGCATATATGACCTGGACAACATGGGGCCCCTTGCGAATTACTTTGATTATGAGGCTTTCGGCCGTGACATTAACCTTGAAACAGACGGCGGCTTTACTTCTTTCGGGTGGATCGAACAATGCTAGTAATCGGGCGCTATATAGGGCGCGACGCAAACGGAAAACCAATATTTCAAATTATAACTAGGGGGAAAAAATAACATGTTTATTTATAAAAATATCGTTGATCAGGATTTCTTAATTAAGGCCGGGGAAAACAATTACAAAATGAAAATTGACGGTTGGCCGTCGGGCGGATTTTCCGCCCCGTCCGACGCCGACGCGTTGGAAATATTCCACGGAATTTTAAAGGGGGATAATTAAATGTTAGTACATGTTACTTTTACGGACGGATCCAATCCCTGGCTTTCCGCCTGGCTGGATAAAGAACACGCTATAAAAAAAGTTAACTACTTTAGAAAGAAATACCATGTAAACGATATTTCAATAGAAATCTATACAAACAACTATGTAATAGAACATGATCACAATTTTACGTGGTTTATCCGTTACGATAACAAAGCTAAAACTTTTCAGCGTTTGGGAAATGCAATTAACTTTACGGAAAGAAAGGAAATAATCCAATGAAAACGATCACAACAAATATTTATGAATTCCACGAATTAAGCGAAAAAGGCCAGCGCCTGGCCTGGGAAAAATCCAGCATGGACTTTTCCGACGATCACGGGGACGAATTCCGCGCGACGCTGGCGGCCTTTGAAAAAATCTTTGATATTGGCGTTTATCATTACGACGTGGGCAGCATGCTTTTCAATCCGTCCTTTGATTACGTCACGGCCGGCGACGCCGTGGACGCGCCCACGGGGGACCCGATCCGCCTGGCCAAATTCATTTGGAATAATTACGCGGATCACATTCTAAAAGGAAAATTCTATAGCACGCGGGGCGAATACGTAAACGGAAAATACCATTATAAAAAGCGTTATTCAAATATTATGAAATCTTTCTATGATTGCCCATTAACCGGCGTTTGCTATGATTATGATATTTTGCAGCCCGTTATTGATTGCTTACATTATAAGCGTTTTTTCAACTCTTACGACGACTTAATGCATGCATGCCTGGCCAACTTTTTCCGGGCCTGGGATGCTGAAATAGAATTCAGCTGCAGCTTTGAATATTTCGCCGACGCGGCGGACGCAAACGGCTGGTATTTCACGGAAAACGGCGAATTTTACAAGGGGGCTTAATTATGGAAAATTACAGTATTTATTTATCAACCGAAAACGAAAAATATACATTTATGGACATTGTGCGCCGATCCGGCGGAAAAATTACGGATGTTTCCGGCTGCGGTCCTGGTTATCATATTTGTTTATTGGCGACGCCAGGCCAGGCGGACCGGATAAATGCAGCGTGGACGGGGGCGGCGGTTTGATCGTTATATACATTATAGTAATAATCTTTTATTTACCTTTATCAATCATATTTAAACTAACAAACAATTACAAAAAATAGCCCCGTTTTGGGGCTTTTCTTATACCAGGGGGAAATAACATGGATAAAATTATATTAACGTCCGCGGACGTTGAAACGCTTTTAAAATGGCGTGATAATAACATTGATCTAGTACGACAAAGCCCGGCACCGTTTAAGGGTATTATATTGGATTTTCCGGAAACAAAAATATCAGTAAAGGCAATAAACGACGCGGGCCGGATCACGTTTTATATATCAATAAACGGCGCCCGTTTGGGGAAAATAACGGGGCTGCAGCTACCTGGAGCCCTATTCAAGATAAACAAGGATACAACCGGACTAAAGCCCGACGACGTGCAAAGCGTTATTACGGTTTACGCGTCCTTAATGGCTTTGATCGTTTTTTACGATCCGACGCCGGCCCCAGGGGCAAAACGAGAAACGCTGCAGCCGGGGAAAACGATCAAAGGAAAGCAGCGCCCCAAAACAAAGGGGAAAACTTATATATTAAAACGCCGCGGCGCGGATCCGATCGTATCAATACCAGGGACCCGGGCAAAACCGGCGGGGGCCTTTGGCGTCAGGGGCCATTATCGACGATATAAGGACGGCCGGACCGTTTGGATCAAACCATATACAAAGGGGACCGGAAAAGAAAAGAATAAAACCTATAAACTATAACCAGGGGCGGCGGCCCCTGGTTTTTTCATTGTCTTTTTACGCCAGGCACCTGGGGACCGGATCAAAAACCGGCCCCGCCGCCTGGGTGCCTGGCCTGTTTTTACTTTTTGTCGGCCGGTTTTCCTGGGGGCGGATTGATCCGACGGCCGGCGGCGCCGGGGCTGCAGCGCGGCCCCTGGTGAACGTTCCCCCTAGGAATACACCTATACCAGGGGACGGAAAACGCGCCCCAAAACACGCCCCAGGGGCGCTATAGAACCGGCCCCAAAATCCGCCGGCCCCGGGGCTAATATTTCCCCTAAATTTTGGAAATTTTGGGAAAATACCCCATTTTTCCGATTTTTGACCCATTTTTTCCCAAAAATTTCGATTTTCAGCCGATTTTTCCGGAAATTCCAGGATTTTTCCGGGAATTCCCCATAGTCGCTGGAAAGTCGCTGGCATATTTGCAAAAGTCGCTGGCTTTTGAAAAAGTCGAAAAGTCGCTGGTTTCCCTGGGTTTTTCCCATAGTCGCTGGCTCTATAGTCGCCAGAAACCATGCCATAGTCGCTGAAAAATATCAAAAAATCGCTAATTTCTTCGCCTTTTTTATCGGGTTCGATTTGTCTAATGATGGATAAATCATCAATCCTCCGGAAGCTCGGCATACTTGGCTTCAATCTCCGCCACATCCCGTTTTTCAATGCCTCCATTGTTCGGCGTGAGGACATATTCCTGTTTATCGGCGTATCCGAAGTTATTCTTTCCGAGAAATATCCCGGAAACCGGATTGATTTTTCCGTTTTGCATGTAATCTTCCCAGAGTGCCTCCAGCACATCATAGGCCCGGCAGATGATGGCCTGGTGTGTATCGGCTCGGTAGTTTCCCTGTCTCCATTCCCACAAAGTCGATTTGGCTACCCGCAGGGCCATGAGAAAACCTTTCACCGATGGTTTGATATCGTCTGCCACGCAGAGGGCAAAGTATTCGTCGATGCGCTCCTCCACCTGGCGGGGATTGGAGATGTCGATCTCCGGTAGTCGCTGGACTATCAGGGCATGCTGCAGGAATTTAGTGTTGTCCCCCGGTTCTATATTCTCCTGACCGAATTTGGCCAGGTCGGGTCTATTTCTGGTCTGTTTCACGGGTGGCAAATTCTCCGTAGTCGCCAGCTCCGTTTTACGTGGTCTGCCACGTTTTTTCGGTGTATCTTCCATAAAATTTCCTCCTTCTGTCATAGTCGCTGTTCCAAGTTCCAGGCAAAAATGCAGTCGGCGCTTATATATATAAAAAAGGGCTTATTTTACGTTATTTTTGCATTTCTTCTATTATATATATTTATACTTGGAACACTTGGAACAATAA